ATGTATGTAGGGGTTGCAAATATAACGCATTTAGCCTCTTCTATACTGGTAGCTAGAGGGTCTACAAACACTGTATATATGTCTGGTGTGGAGTATTCTATGCCATTTTCGCTGTATGATAGCTTTAAAAATCCATTTCCATAGACCAAACCATCTCTTTTCATTCCACTAATAGCCCTTAATGCCTTATTTTTACGCATTTCAGACTCTACAGCCTCCTGTGCTAGCCTAGCTGCCTCTACCTGCTCTTCTTTTTTAGGCATTATATCTACCTTATTAGGTCGGTCGGTAAGGATAGAGTACACAGTCTCTACAATAGAGTGCACACTGTTAGCTACAATCCTAGTTTTATACTTAGGTAGTTTGAATGGTTTGAAGAAATCACCATTATATAGCTCCTCATTTCGTCTCCATCGTGGGACTTTATGAGCTCGTGCACGCTTCGCAGCATCAAACATACGCTCCATATACTTAAGAAGCTTTCTGTCTTTGTCGCTAGGGACATGACCCTTTGCCTGGGTTATCTCCATATCGTTTGGTACTGCCTTATCGTAGTCTTTTGTTGCCATTAATTGCCTCCGACTGGGTTTTCTACTCCATCGCTTGTAGGTATCTGACCATATGCATCGCCATTTCTACCTTTTCTTTTCTTTTTTCTTTTAGCAATCATTGCTTTTATTTTTGTTTTTAATGGGAATCTACTTTTCATAATAACTCCTTATTTACCTACTTTATCCATTGCCATGCCATGAGCAGAGTTAAATGACCTGCCTCTTAGCATAGCTTTTATCATCTCTCTAATGTGTTTCTTAGAGTGATGCTTTTTGTGCTTACTTAGTTTACTTTCTTGTACCTTGCTTAATTTCATTTCTTTTTTCATAGTTTTTCCTAAAAAATATTTAAAATATTATTATTGTTCCTGGTGTTCCATCTGATAATTTTGCCACTTTTTCCACTACACCTAAAGAAGATAGTTGATATCCTGATGATGAAGTTGCAGTTACAGCTCCAGTAGCTGTAATTTTTAGAACATACCCACCTCTTGCTGGAGATGTTGATTCTACATCCTCCACATTAGTGCGACCCTGAACTATTATCTCTACATTCTCTCCATCATCGACTGTTTCTTGGGCTACGCCCCATTTTCTAAAATCACACCATACTCCATTATTAGAATCTGTGCTAACATTAGGAATATCATCAGATATACACTTGTAGTTGCCATATTGGTCCAAATACAGAGAAACTGGGCGATATTGGGTTATAGCTCCATTTGCCTTTGCTGTTACCTTAATCGTTCGTTTCCAGTCTGTAATGGTTCCGATTGGAGTTCCATTAAATATTGAAATTGGGACATCCCCAGTACCTGTTTTGAGTGTTGTTCCAAGTGCATTAGGTACATAATTTGCATAATTAGAAGACTCGTAAACGCCACCATCTTCTTTTATTTGTCTTATTACAGCTCCTTCTACTAAATTAAAACTTGTATTAATATGAGTCTTCCCTGCTACTGTAACTGGGATTATCTCCCCACTTACGCCCCCTAGCTCGGCTATTCCCCATTTACCAGGGTCAACTCCTGTGTGGTCTGTGTCTGAATCAGGAGTTGTTTCTGGGATATCATCGTGTCTGCAAAGTAAATCTCCGTTTGAATCAAGGAACAGTGACACTGGTCTAAATTTAGTTATTGTCTCTGCACACTTAGCTTTTACTTGCAAAGAGTTTTTATGTACAAAATGCTCTGAAAATTCTACGCCTTGGAAGAGGATTATAGGAAATGTTGTATCTCCTGAAACTGTTTCAGTTATCACCCCCACAGCATTAGGAAGGGGAGCATCAGCAACAGTTAAATCTGTTGGGTCTCCATTGCTTCCAATTTTACTTAGTAATTTATCTTTAGTAGCAGACCCATTTGGTCCTCTTAAGTTACACTCACCCTGGACTGTTACATCTAGCTGGTCTCCTGCAGCTCCTGTTGTTTTCATTGCTCCAGTGTCCTTGTCGTATACGCTTGAGACGATACCAAATTTATATGCTGGTGCGTTGTAGTAGTCGTATCCAAAAACTTCATATATCATTAAATCATCAATATCAACATAGTGCCCTGAGGTGCTTGTATTTAATTGTAAGTATAAATAAGAGGTAGTTCCAGTTGCTGTAAAGCGTGTAGCTAAATTATAATCATTATCAACGCCTGAAGTAGTGACTGCTGCATCACTATTGTATGCACTGGTTGCACCCAAAGATGCTTGTAATTCTGTGCTATTTACTGCCTCTATATCAAAAGAAATATCATATGTCCTTCCAGAAACTGTTGTAAAAGCTAAACTTACCTGACCTTGGTTTGCAGCCCCATTACTCAACCTTCCCAAATTAGAGTTAATTGCAAATGTGGCTCCATTTCCTAGTGGCTTTGTAAATGCATTTGCTACTATAAGATTGAATCCATCACTACCATCTTCAAAATCCATTACATTATTTGTTCCATTTAATACATCATTTAGGGCAGTTTTGGTGCCACTGCTTAATAAATCTGACATATTTCCATTTGCCTCTGTATCTACACTTTGAGCTGGGATTGTGTCATTTACTGCCATTAGCTTGTAGGTGTGGTCTATTAATTCATAGCACCTTGCATTATCAACATAAAAATCTACATTATTACTTCCACCATTCTCCCTTAGCGTAAAATATGTTGTTGTAGCTGTTGCTGTAAAAAATAAAGAATATAGAAACATATCGGTAGTGGGGTTTAGCACATAACTTGCACTATCAAAGTGGTCGGTTCCATTTTGTGCATTTCCACACCTTAATCTTAAATTTGCATTTGATGTGTGGTGATTTGTTATTTTTATATTAATTAATATTCTATAAGCTTGTCCTATTTTTGTAGTTATAGGAACATAAATTCTTTGGTTGTCTGTATCTGCTGTGCAATGAAGAGATTTAGCCCCTGAAGCAGAATTGCTTGTGCTAATTTCAAAAACATCCATCTTATTAGAGCCAGCTCCATTACCATTTACGAAGCTACCAGCGTTATTTCCAACTACATCACCTGTTTCAAAATCTCCATCTGGTATTAAGTTTTTACTTCCATACTTAACCTCATCCTCGGCTATATATAGACTTACTGGCTCTCCTAGGTCTACTGCTCCTCCAAGCTCTGCTCTTACATTTCTCTGTGCTTTATAGTTGTTTATCAATGGATATACCACTCCTTCTTATCTGTGTTTAAGCATATTGCTTGATGCGATACTGTAGAGAATGGCATATTTAATAGCTCTACATTTGTAAAATACCACGCATCTGTTGTGTTGTTTGTTTGAGAAATAGTCATATAGTCATCGTAGCCACTTGTGGAATCAGCATAAGAATGCACAAAAGCATAAAAGGTTTTTTGTGTTGTTGTTACAACGTGAGAGCCATCTGCGTCACGAGGAATA